CCCTTTGAGGAATTTTACTTGTGTTTTTTTATTTTTCTACCCATCCAATTAAGTTATTGCCAAGACATGGGGACTACCAGTCGTCATCATTCCCAAACTCAAAAGCAGCCAATCCTGAAAAATCAGAGGTCTGGAAAGCTTCCTCCGGATTCTTTTTGTACTCACTCTTATCAGAGTACTCATTATACATGGCTAACTGGGACATTGTTGGAAACTGAAAGAAAGACTCTGGTTTAAGTCCTAACTTCATCAACATCTTAGTCTTGACTTTTTGGTCAGCAAATTCTTTCTCTACCATTTGTCTTATACCAGCAGACGACAAGTCCAAATGCGAGACTACATCATTATACAGAAATGCTAACTCATTATAGGCGTGTAGATTTGTACCTTGACAATCCCACGCATGGCCTATTATCGAACACACAACTCTCGACCATGAAATACGACCTTCGGCTGAATAAGGAATCCTAACAAAATGATACCAAGCTGGTTTCCACGCGACCACTGGGGCACAACTCTCAGGCATATGGGACGGCTTTGCTATAAGTCGGCGCTTCAAAAACGTTATTCCCGACTCCACTACTGCGTCATTTTCAACGCGAGTAAGGAGAGGCTGACCGACTTTCGCATCCTTAATCTCCATATCCCAGAACTCCAATACATACTGAGCGAAACCATATTCACTCATTATTGCCCGCAAATGAACTCCAAAACCCATGACGTGATCATCTCCATAGCAAACTAATCGATATTCATCATAAAAGTACCGATCGACTAGTTGACACGCAACCGGATTAGTTTCCCTCAAGTGCTCCACCCAACAACACACAAGAAGAACTACTATCCATGAATCCCCGTCACTGGTTTCAAAGCTCCCGGAAGGCATTACTCCTGTCATCACCACCCACTGATTACCCTCCAATCGCGTAACTTTAACTATACGTATCTTAGCTAAAATTTTCAATGCTATACGGTAAATACGAGCATTATCCACAGTCATACTATCCAAATCCAAATACATATATCCGGAACCCACATGAAGTGCCAACAATATCGCCTTAATCGTCTTATCAATTTTAGCAAAGTCACCTTCATCGAATGTCATCCCTGGACAATTATTCAAATAGATGTACAACTTATAAGCCCCTCCAAAAAACCAGGGCATTCCAACTCGTATTACATCTCCTCGATTTATATAGTGACGGAACAAACACATAACCCTCTCTATCACTATTACCGTAGCATGTGGAATGAAGAACTCTCGACATTTTAACTGAACTGCTGCTTGCGACCCTGG